CTTCTTCTTCAGGCCAAGAAATGCATGTGAGGGATCGTAAACTTCTGATGGCAACGTTTCCAGTTTGGCAAATATAGGAAACCCAGACTCTATAAAAGATTCATCCGCTCCTATCTGAGTTTCTTTCATTACCCAATCTCGCAAGTATGGCGGAGGAACATGCATACCTGGGGGGTCATATGTGAATTGTGAATCCCTAGTTGGGTAATCCAGGGGAACTCCATTCCTGACTTCTATGTAGCCTTCCTCTGACGTAGTGCTTGATCTGCATGCATCTACCACACCAAACCCCCAAAAGCCTCTATCTAAGGGCATATATTCTAGGCATATATCTCCATCACCTGTGGTGCCTGGGGCACCCCTATCTACCAAGAAGAACATGCAATCGTAGGAATATTTACCAACATATGGAATACTACAAACATCTATAAAGTTGCCAGCAGTGGTGGTATGCCTTGCCCAGGCTCTCGTACCACCCTCTGCGGTACTGGTATCCATAGTGTAGGTAGCCAACGACCCATCCCGCAATACGCACCACAGGCACTGGTATGGCTCCTGTTGCCAAGCCATCGCACGTATGCCAGGTCTGGTTATCTCCCCACACAACAGGTTCATATTGATTGATTGGAAGCTATCGGTTTCGAACCTGTAGCCCAGTATCTGCAACTGTTGTCCTGTGCGATAGGGGGCAATAATTGCATCACCTACAACCGCTGGCTGCATGTTCCTGGTACCGATTCTTGAATCGGATGTAACCTTGATGGATGTAGGGGTTATACCTGTTTGATCGCTACCCTGTAGGATATAAACTGTTTCCGATGTGCCAGCGAATAACTTTCCGTTGGAGGGCTGTAACCAATATATGGGGTCTTGGTTGTTTGCGGCCAATGTAAATTTTAGGGGGTCTGAATCCTTAAGCTCTTCTTCGTCGGCTATTTCATACACGAAATTCTCATAGTCCCTAACCGCAGAGGCCCATATAGAAGATGGATCACCCGATGGGCCTGCCACCCATAGCCTTTGTTCGTGTACTGCTACCGCTTTAGGATTGTTCATGTCGGGGTCATCGCCAACGAAGGTCGCACCATCTATGCGCCAGTTATCCTGCTTTGTATTCGGTAGCTTTTCGTCCGTGCTATTTTTCTTTACCACTATAATTGTAAAGACAAACTGTCCGTTGTCTGTGCCATTATTCAATTCGTATACCCAGTTTTTCGAACCTACAATGGCTAGCCTGTGGGTAGTTTCTCCTTCTACAATAGATAGTGTCCCACCTGCTATGGTGGTCCCTAAGCTAGTCCAGTCTGGTTCCACCACATAACATAGGCTATACCAGTCTGCGTTGCTAGAATCACTCAGCCCTAGGGCTGCTCCCGCATTGGCTATAGAGGCTGGCACCCGGTTGGTGCCAAAAGCTTCCCCATCCCATTCCCCCAGGGATCCGATAGATGGCTTTATATTGGAATATCCCTTACTTGTCCTTGTCCCAGCCCCTGTTCCGGGATCACCTATAGCGTTTTCGTAATCAGGAGTATTCCGTATAATAGGCCACCTAATAGGTATCTCATGCGGGCCGCCTATATCGATATGGTATTTGGCATGCTTTTGCTTGGAAGGATGATACATCAGAGATAGGCCAAGACTGACGGGCAGAATATTATACACTTCTGCCTGCGATTGGGCAGGAGGAACCCCAGGGGATTCGGTATAAGGCTTGCTAGAAGTAGATCCCCTTCGTATCATTTTAGAAAAGGGGCGTTCGGGTGAGGCTAGGTAAAGTACGTCATTAATCTGTGCGTACTTTATAACCTGTGGATTATTATATTCGTGTTCTCCGCTGGCTATGCAATAGGGGATTGCAGACTTGCCCGCAGGGGATGTATCCCTGTCCGCATAATTGAACTTAAATACGTAGAAATTTCTGGTAGTACCATTGTTAGCAAACAGAATGATCCTAGTTTCATAAACGCTGAATATAAAAGGAATTAGTTTAAGTCGATATGCAGCTAGGTTAGGATCATAATAATCGCTAACCACCCCCAGGTTTCTCTGGGAAGATTGTATGGGCACATTCCAAGTCCCAGGGCGCTTAATCAGCCCGCCCCTGAGATCAACAACAAAGTTAACTATATCCTTGGCAGCCCTAGCATATCCCTGTACATCTACGCGCCCAATACTCTGTGGGCCAAGTATCCCGCCCGAAAAACTAGGCCATAGAAACTGCGGCATTACTGCTGCCGGGCATTAGTTAAGACATTATTTACCATCATTTCTGATCTGCCCTCTAGCCCATCTACTGCCTTGGCCTCTCGTACCCTGGCCTCATATAGTTGGGTATAGACCACCGCAGCCTGCGGATCCCCAGTAATGGGGAAAGCCAATGCGGAAGCCAGCTTGTAAGTGATAGCCTCCTGCAGCATAGGGTCGCGTATATCATCTATATCCGATATGTAAGTGATATAGGTTATAGGCGAGGTAGTATATAGCCTGCTACCTTCTACCTTCCACCAGGTGTTGTTGCAAGAGCGTAGGTTTTCATCCACCTGGATTACCCGAAGGCAGGTAGGTGGAAGTTGATATACATGCTGGAACCCTAGCTTAGCTTCATACACCGGCATCTCATCTATGGCTATCTCTGGAATCATCTCTCTTACTGTGGCAGTGTTCCACGGATGTGATCGCAATGTAGAGGCTTTCGCTACCGCATAAAAAAACTTACATAGCTTGCCCTCTTTAGTGTCCTCATGGATTGTAGTGATACCATCATGTCCCAACAAATGCAAGGCATTGTTGGCGATATTTAGCATTACATCCTCTGGCATGGCTCACTCCTATTCGTCAGCTAGAACCATCAATACTTTTTCATCCTCAATTCTCGTGGCTCCAATAGCCATGTTGAGATAAATTTGCACTGCATATCTGAGGTCTGGGCGCTCGGACATGCGCGTGTTTATATCCTTGCCGATGGCAAGACCTATACCATTCTGCGACCAGGCTATAGCTATTCTACGCTTCTCTAGTACGGGAAGCTTCTGGTATCGCACAAACTTAAATCCCATGAAGGTATCCACTTCCCCAGTAACCAATGCCCTAACCGTGTTATAATCCGCAGATGTAACCTTTGGATCATTCAGTAGGCTAGAAATCTGGGCCGCAGTACAGACCATATACCTTGTCTCGTCTGGGTTTACTTCCGCAGCATCCATCATTTCTTTAGCATCGATCAGCTTTGCGACATTGAGTTTACCGGGCGAATTGACTACATTCTCGCTAGGAAATGGAATAACGGTTTGCCCTTCTTCTCCACCCCTGGCCTCGCCGAGGGCAGCAGCTACGATAACCTTATCGATAGTCCTGCCCATAGCCCACGCACCAGCGATGGCATACTCGGATTCGGGGCTAATCAACAATCGCACCTTATCCAGATCATCAACCAGGTCTGCCCATTCATAGTCGAATAGATCAACCCTACGCCTGGAATGTTCGATGTTGTTAATCTCTACGGGCACATGCCTACCCGTTGCGGGTTTGGCCTCCGATCCAGCCAAGCGCTCAAAGTAATAGCTCTTGCCGGTAACAGTTTCCGAGCGCACCAAATCCCGCAACCTGGAACCCTGTTGCTGTGATAGGTGAATAAGGTTATCCTTGTACTGTTGTACAAACGCCTCTGTAATTGAGAATGCCATAACTTACCCTCCGTAGATTATTTTGTAAAGACTCTGCATATACTCCACCGCATCACTGTGGCCGGAAGCTTTGCGATTGTGGTATGGATGCTTGGTGTCATTCAAGATTTCGGCCACCTTTTGCCTGGCGCTTTGGGCGCTTTCTGCATTCATAATTTCATCCCTATGTAAAGACCTATCCTCCATATTCTGTGATAACTCGTAGAACATGCGAATGATATGAGGATCACTACCTAGGCCGGTACTATCTATATAGTCGCCTATATCCTTTGGCAGTCTGCGATATACATTTTGGGCAGCACGAAGCTTCTGCTCCGTAGTCTCCCCCCATGTTTTCTTTAGTTCAGTTAAGCCAACCTGATTTAACTTGTCATAATCGGGTGGGGACTGTTTTTGTTCCGTAGGTTTATCCTGGGTGGGGCTTAGCCCCTTGGCCCAATTAAACAGCGACTGCGCCTGCTCTTTGCTTAGGCCAAGTTGTTTGACTTGGGCCAAGTATTGTTGTGCTACAGGGTCAGTAGAATCCACACCTTCTACGCTATAACTTGCTGGCTCCGCCTTAACCTCAACAGGAGCAGGTTCTTTACTTTGAAACGGCGTTCCAGCTATTGGGGCTTCTGGTTCTGGTGGTGCGGTTACGGGCGCATCAGCTTGTGGCGCACCAGAAACCAGACCCTGTGTTTGTTCCTC